TAACTGAGTGCCTTGCAGTTACAGGGGCTAAAATTATTATAGTAATGCCGTCAACTGCCTCAAATACAATCTATGGTTGGATGGTTAACTATTCCAACACAAATAACTATGAGGCTTATGTGCTTAACATGAGACAACTACAACAGTTAATTCATACTAATTTTGCATATGGAGCATATAATGCAAGCGTAGACGTAGCATCGGACTACCTTTATATTGATAGAAATGCAAGTTATCCAAAGACGGCAGGATATCATAATAACGCATTGCACCCATCTGCAACAGGTTACAGGCAATTAATGAATGGGACTTTAAATACAATTAATCATATTTACCAATGAAAAACTCAATACTTTTTTTAGCCTTTTTTGCTTCATTTTCAGCGTTTTCGCAACAGAACCCATTCAATGGGGCATTATCTTTTGATGTGAGCAACAATGCCACATTTGCTGAAAAATTAATAGCAGATTCTGTTATTAGTCCGCTGTTAAGAACTAATATATTATACAAGGGCAGTAACCGCATTTTAGATTTTTACGGTACCGACAATTTATTTTTTGGTATAAATGCAGGGAACAACACATTATCAGGCACATTGAATCATTATTTCGGAAATCAGGCAGGTAAATCAACTACTACCGGAGCTAATAACATTTATTTTGGTTATCAAAGTGGTTACAGCTCAACAACTTCACACGATAATCTGGCTATTGGCAATTACGCTTTATATTCGACAGGAAATAACGGCAATTTTAACACAGCTATAGGCTACGGATCCTGCTACACTAATTCGACAGCTGACAGCAATCTATGTGTTGGTTATTATTCGGGGAGATATACATCTGGCAACAGCAATACGCTGCTTGGTACACGTGCCGGTTATGGGGTAACAGGGAACGTTTACAGCCATAATACGGCTGTTGGCTATCAGGGATTATTTTCCTCAACAACAGGAAGCAGAAATACAGCGCTTGGATATTCAGCAGGATATAGTAATGCTGCTGGGAATAATAACGTATTTATAGGATATAAGGCAGGTTACAGCGAAACGGGCTCAGATAAGTTATACATTGACAATTCAACAACATCCTCCCCTTTAATTTATGGAGATTTCGTCTCTGATTCTTTAACCGTCAACGGCGACTTGGTTGTCTCCGGAGATGTGAATTATTCGCCACCTCATGGTAGTTATATTTTTGACAGTCAAACGCTTACTATTGCCATTGCGACAGCAGAAGTATTCGTCGATTTAACAAATGGGACAAATAATTTATTCACTGTTGACGAAAGTGTAAATATCACATTTGCTGGAGATTCGGCAACAATTCAAACCGGATATGCCGGAGATTACGAGGCATCGTGGGGAATCATGTTTGAGGGTAGCAATGATAAAGATTACAGGGTAGTTCTTGTCAAAAATCATGTTACAAAAGTATATCCAGTACGTTCTCAGGCGGGAAAAGGGGCTGGCAGGTCAATGAATCTTGAAGGATTTACGTATTTAAAATCATTGGTGGCGGGAGACGATATTAAGTTAATAATAACGTCAGATGATGCCTCTGATCCGGTTGTTATGTCAGGCTATTTATATTTAAGAAAAAGTCATTAATTTTTTTTTAAAAGAAATATGTTCAACATCAAAAATAAAATGCTTAATTCAGTGATAACAAGCCTGTTGTCGCTTATGATTGCATCTATAGCCGGGGGTATTGGATACCTGATACTTGTGGGCTATAATCAACCAGCTATTAATCAATCAATTAAGGACAGGATATATATATTAGAGGCTTCAACTTCCGAAAGAATCTCTAATACTAACACCCGGATAGACAAGGTAATTGATAATGAAGGCGGTAAAGATTCAACAATAATTCGTGTGTTGCAGGAAATGCAATTGGAGCAAAAAAAACAAGCTCGAAGTATTAAATTGATTATTGAAAATACAAATGAACTAAAGCCTTTTAAAAATTTTTTTGACTGCGAAAATTTAAATTAAAAAATATGTTCAATTGCCACATACATACCTTTACAGAAAATGACGTCCCAAGAAATTTTTTGCCGTTAAAACTTGTCCCCATTTTAAGAACAAAAATTGGTTATTTCTTGTTATCCAGATTATTACGTAGGATTAATCCATTTTCAAACAAAGATATTTTTGACCGTTTTTGTAAATTCATAGAAATTGGCAAAAATAAAACACAGGAAGATATATTAAAGGGCTGCTCTGTATCGTATCCTATTGATACTAAGTTCTGTATATTGTCAATGGATATGTCTCAGATGGGTTCCGGAAATGTGCCACGACCATATATTGAACAGTTGCAGGAACTCAAATGGTTAGCTAAGAATGATGGTAATGTATTGCCATTTATTCACATTGACCCACGTAATCCGTCTTACAGGTTATATTTCGATTGGGCTGTTAATTCCGGCTTTAGGGGTTTGAAATTATACCCGCCGTTAGGAATTTTTCCTTTTGATGATAGGTTTTATAACATATATAGATATTGTGAAGAAAAGGGTATTCCAATTATAAGTCATTGCACTCAGGACAGCACCGTTCATTTTCAGGGCTCAATAAAAAAATTACTACAATTAGCGTCTGATAGCATCGTTGAGGTTGACATGAAAAATAAAAAAACAATTTGTAATTGCTTTATGCATCCAAATAATTACAAGGTTGTTTTGAAAGATTTTCCTAATTTAAAAATTTGTTTAGCACATTTTGGAAGCGGAAATGAATGGGATAATGTTATACACAAAATGATGCCGGATTACCCGTCATTATTTGTGGATATATCATATGTATTATATGCACAAGAGAGATGGGCTTACTTAAAGGTATTATTAAGTACCGATGATGCATTCCGCAATAGATGTCTCTTTGGTTCAGATTATTACATGGATTCCGTTGAAGGGGACGAGAAACAATTCTCGATTCAATTACGAGGTTACTTGGGTGAGGATTTATGGAAGCAAATAGCTGAAATTAACCCCCGAAGATTTTTAAAAAATGTGTTATAAAACATGTAATATTGGATTTAAAAAAATATTATTATATTTGTAAAAAAAAAGTAATGATAGACGGTCAAAAAATAATAGATGTAGCTCAAAAAGAATTAGGTTATTGCGAAAATCCGCCTAATTCGAATGAGACTAAATATGGCAAATGGTACGGCTTAGATAGCGTGCCTTGGTGTGCTATATTTGTTTCATGGTGCTATCATTCAGCGGGTTATATTTTACCTAAAATTGATTCAATCAAAGGTTATTGTAGTTGTCAAAATGCCTTTATTTTTTTTAAGAAAAACAATCAAATTACAAAAAATCCAGTCGCCGGAGATATTGTTTTATTTGACTGGGATTTAAATGGGAAATTTGAACATACAGGCTTGTTTGTCAGGAAGATAGATAATGATACATTCGAAAGTATTGAGGGCAATACTTCTTTCGGAAATGATAGTAATGGCGGTATTGTAATGCTCAGAAGAAGAAAATTTTTTCAATCAGTTTTTGTTCATTTAGAAAATTAAAATAAAGTATATGACAGTAGTTAGTTCAGCAATTGGCAGCGAGCGAATCTCGAAGGTAGTAGGATATATCATTAACAAGGGTGATTTCAGTACCACATCACCTAATCTACCTCAACGTATAGCAGTTCTTGGAGAGGCTAATACAGCTAATCAAGCTGCATTAGATGTAACTCCCAAAGAAATATTATCAGCAAAACAGGCTGGTACATTATACGGATTTGGTTCTCCTCTGTATAATATAATGCGGATTCTCCGCCCACTCAATGGTGGCGGAATAGGTGGAATTCCTGTTATCTGTTATCCACAGGCTGTAGCTGTAGATGCTGTTGCAGCCGCAAGAGATATTACGCCAACTGGCACAGCAACTGGAAATGGTCTGCATACAGTTACGATTAATGGCCGTGGCTCAGTGGATGGTCAACATTACGACTACGCTGTGGTCGTCGGAGATACACCAGCATTGATAGTTGCGAAAATAACGGATGCTATTAACAATGTAATCGGAGCTCCTGTAATTGCAGTTGATGCAACTACTAAGGTAACAGCTACCTGCAAGTGGAAAGGCTTAACATCCGAGCAATTAACTATTACAATTGATACGAATGACAATGCCTGTGGCATCACATACGCTGTCACATCTGCTGCCACAGGCTTGAAGACACCTTCAATAGCTGCCGCCTTAGAATTATTTGGCGACAATTGGAATACATTAGTTATTAACAGTTACGGCGAACCAGTACTTGACGACCTCGAAGAATTTAACGGGATTCCTGACCCAGACGTGCCAACTGGCAGGTATCAGGGGCTAATTATGAAGCCTTTTATTTCGTTGTTCGGCGAAACCTCTGATACTTATACTGATTATGTTGATGCAACTGGTCTGGCCTATGGTAGAGAAGAAGAGGTAACTAATGCAATCTGTCCTGCTCCGGGTTCTGCTGGATGGAATATGGAAGCCGCCGCTAATGTAGCTGTATTATTTGCAAGGAAAATGCAAGATACGCCGCATTTAGATATTAATTCGCAAGCATATCCAGACATGCCTACACCAGCGGATGGTGATATAGGTGATTTTGCGGATTACAACACAAGAGATTATCTTGTAAAGCATGGTAGCTCAACAGTTACGCTGAATGCCGGTAAATTCACAGTTGAGGATTTCGTGACAACATATTGTCCGGATGGTGAAATTCCGCCACAGTTCAGATATTGCAGAAATTTGATGCTTGATTTTAATGTAAGATTTGGTTATTATTTATTGGAACAAATCAATGTAGTAGACCATACTATAGCTGCTGATGCTGATACAGTTACAGCAACAAAGATAATCAAACCAAAACAATGGAAATTAATTATAAATAAATACGCTGAAGATCTTGCTAAGAGGGCACTTATAGCTGACGCTCCATTCATGCAAAGCTCTATCACTGTGGGTATTAACCCGACTAATCCTGATAGATTAGATACTACATTCTCATATAAGAGAACTGGCGTTGCAAGAATAAGTTCAACGACTGCAACTGCTGGGTTTAATTTTGGAACAATTTAAATTATAGATATATGGCAACAGGTGGAGATATTATAGAAATTACTTATAACCACGCCACGTTAGGCAATGGCACAATATATGGTAAGGCTAAGGAAGACAGTACCTTCGACTTAGGTGGATTTCGCTCAGAGGATGATGCTGCTGGCGTTGATGGCGGCGGTAATATGATTGATAAAATTACTCAATCACGTTGGAAGTTCAGTGTTTCAGTGAGTTGGGACATGAATTCTGCAAACGAATTAGAAAAAATTTCTGAACTCGCTAAAAGTGCTGTCCAAGCAGATTGGACCATTTCGTCAATAAATGGCACTAACTGGGGTGGAAAAGGTAAGCCGGTTGGCGACTACGAAGGAAATGGCGGCGCGTCTACATTTACTCTTACATTAAGTGGTGGCGGCACTTTGAAGAAGATTTAAAAATTACATAAAAATAATAAAATGGAAAAAGTAATTTCAATTGAAGTAGCAGAAAAAGAAGTTAATGATTGGGTTGGATTCAAAAAAATCTCTTCGTCAAAAGTTGAGGAAAATAAGGATTCGTTGAAAAGTATTGCAACTTCAATATCTGAAGGTGTGTTGACATTAGACGCTGATACTTACGAATTTACACATCAGTTAAAATTTCCGGTTGGCGAAGTGAAAGAATTGAAATATAAGGCGCGTATTTCGATGAAACAGATACACACTAAGACACGTAATATTAAGCCTGGAGATACTAATGGCTTGATAAGTGCATATATTGCAGCATTGACTAATCAGAATACAGGACTTATCGAGGAACTTGATACAGAAGACAACAGAATTGCTCAATCTATTGCTGTTTTTTTCTTATAAACCCGGAATCTCTTGATAATATCATCAAGAGTATTGCTAGAGAATATAAGTGGAGTCCGGGAACTATAAGTAATCTCTATTTAGATAGTATTGATTATTTTGGAATTACTTACTGGTATGATGATGTTTGTCAAATGGTTACAGAATTAAAAAAGAAAAAATGAGCAATTTCGTAATACCAACCATTTTCACAGCTGTTGACAAGCTAACAGGCCCTATCAACAAGATGTCTAAGGGTTTAAAAGATTTCGAGACAAGTTCAGCTCGATTAGAGCGTTCATTTAGAAGAATTTCCGAAAAGTCAAAACAGATAGCTATTTCCTCAGCTATCTTTGGAGCGGCTTTAATTACTCCTCTGGTTATGGCTGGAAAATCCGCCATAAATTTTGAGGCTAAAATGTCAAATATAGCTACATTAGTTGATACTAATGTAGAAAATATGTCTCAGATGGGTGATCAACTTGTGAACTTATCAACTAAAATGCCTGTTGCTCTGGACGATCTAACTGTTTCGCTTTATGATATTCGTTCTGCTGGTATTAGTGCCTCTGACGCAATGTCAACACTAACTGAATCTGGCCGTCTATCCGTCTCCGGACTATCTACAGCATCTGAAGCGACTAATATTATGACATCCGCCATCAATGCTTTTAAGAATGAAGGACTATCAGCAGCTCAAATATCAGATATTTTATTCAAAACAGTCAAATATGGAAAGACAACCGTATCTCAAATGTCACAGGCATTTGGTGCGAATGCTGGAATCGTCAATGCCGCTGGCGTAAAATTATCTGAATTTTCTGCCGCAACAGCGGCCTTAACAACAGTAGGAACACCAGCCGCACAGGCTCAAGATCAAATAAAATCCTCATTAATAGCACTTGAAAAGCCGACTGCACAAATGTTGGTGATATTCAAAAAGTTAGGAGTATCAACAGGCAAGGATTTAATCCAAAAGGCTGGCGGGTATGTCGAGGCATTGATGGCAATTGAAGAGGCTGGAAAGAAAAATGGCTGAGGCATGGAGTAGAACTGAGGCTCTCGCCGCCGTAACATCTCTATTAGGCTCTACTAATGAGTCTTATGTCGCCTCACTAAAAGATATGGCCACAGGAACGAATGCTATCAATGAAGCATTCGAAAAGCAAATGAAGACAGGTAAGTCGCAAGCTCAATTGGCAGAAAATAATATGAAAGCTTTATCAATAACATTAGGAACAACTCTTATTCCTGTGTTTAATGAATTATTAGCCAAGATAATGCCTGTTGTCCAATCATTTATGAAATGGTCAAAGGAGAATTCCGGGACAGTTACAACTATCCTTATGGTCGTGGCTGCATTAGGTTCTTTGTCTTTAATTGTTTCAGCAGTATCAACAGTCGTCTCAGTAGTAACTGGAGTTACGGCTGCCTATGGTTTCATAACAAAGTCCGTAACTGCTCTCACTTGGGCGTGGCAAGCTGCTCAAATTGCTTTAAATTTCGTCATGACAATGAATCCGATTGGAATTATAATTATGGCTATTGCTGCACTTGTTGGAGCAATATATTGGGTTGTTAATTCTACTGAAGGATGGGGGGAGCAGTGGGATGAAGTCGTTGGTTATATGACTAATAAGATTGAAATGTTCAAGAATACAGCTATCTGGATTTGGCAGAATATTGAAGATGGATTTCTTACAATGGTTGATGCTATTGTGTTAGCTTGGAAGTGGGCTATGAACTCACTTGGGTTCTTATCTGATCAACAATATGCCGAAGACAAAGCAAGAATTGAAGCTGAAAAGAATGCGAGGATTGCAGCTATAACAGACACTGAGAAAGCATTGCAAAAAAATGTGATGAGGGACATACAAGGAATGCAATGGAAGATCAAGATTAAAGAAGACGCCCGCAGCGTTTCAGAGATTGGTTCGGATTTAATGGGTGTGCCATCGAATAATACTCCTCTTGTAAATCCCGAATTAGCTAAACAAGAGGGCATTACGAACACAATAAATAATAATACAAATGGTTCATTAGATATCAATATTAAGGATCCTGGCAATGCTGCGAATATTAACTCAAGTTCAATACCGAAGGGGGTTAGATTAAGCACTACAGCTGGATGGACAGGAGGGACTTGGTAATATGGATATTACATTGAAAGAAACAGGTTCCGGAGGCGATTTTGTTTTAAAATCGAACGATATAGCCATGACTGACAGCTTGTTCAATGCTATCTATATTTCGATATTTGGAACATCTGATGATAATATATGGTGGGGCAATTCATTATTATTTCCCGATAGTAATGAATTACAAATCAAATCATTATGCGAACAAGCATTATTAAATAATGCTCTTAATAGTCAGGGTAGAAAAAAAATCGAAGAGGCTATAAAAAAAGATTTAAAAGACTTGAAAGATGTCGCAGATATTACGCTAAATGTCAGCATTTTATCTGATGATAAAATATCAATAAAAATGGTTTTGACAAAACCAAATAATTTACAGGAAAAATATTCTTATATTTGGAATAATATTCAAAATGAATTAATTGAAGAGGTAACAATATAAATGGCAATGATACCAACAATAACAGAATTATATACATCAATAATTTCAGACATAGAATCAAAATTGGGAATTACAGTTCCTTCTATTTCAAAGAATTTTATTAAAATATTCGCAGCCGTGCAGGCCGCAAAATTGAAATTATATTACTTGTATTCGGCTAATATTAAGAAGAATGTATTTATTGATACCGCTGAACCAGAAGCACTTGGAGGCACTCTTGAGCGATTTGGAAGAGTAAAATTAAATAGAAATCCATTTCCTGCAACACCGGGAGAGTATATAGTTGAGGTTACGGGAAGTATTGGAGCTGTAATTCCTGCCAGTACTACATTTAAGAGTGATGATGATTCTACGAGTCCCGGTTATTTATTTGTGTTAGACGATGAATATGAGTTAATTGCAACAACTGACACGATAACATTGAGGGCTTTAACGACTGGATTAGAATCTCAACTTGAAGTTGGAGACACATTGACGGCCACAGCTCCAATTATCAATGTAGATAGTATTGCGACAGTTGATAGTATTACAGTAGCTCCATTGGCGGCTGAATCATTAGAAGATTATCGTGAAAAAGCAATTCTGGCCTATAGATTGGAACCACAAGGAGGTGCTGCTGCTGACTATCGTCTTTGGGGCTTTGATGCTCAAGGCGTTGCTAATATTTATCCATTTGCAAGAACTGGCTATTCTAATGAAGTAATTGTATTCGTTGAGGCTACTATTGCGGATTCGACTGATGGCAAAGGCACACCCACAGCGGGGATACTTGCAGAGGTAGCGGAAGTTATTGAGACTAATCCGGACACGACATTACTTGCAACTGAAAGGGGCAGAAGGCCGTTAGGCGTATTTAATGTTGAAATTGCGGCAATAACTGTAAAAGAAATTGATATTAAAATAACCGGATATGTTGGATTAACAAGTGATATAGAAGCATTGTTGACCAGTGCATTAGAGACAGCATTAGCATCAGTCCGCCCATTTGTTTCAGCGATTGATACATTAGATCAGAAAAATGATATATTCAGCACATTTAATATCATATATATTATACAGCAAGCTATTCCGGGCAGTATATTTTCTTCCGTAGAATTGAAAGTAAATTCAGTTGTTGTTAATAGTTATTTATTCGATAATGGCAATATACCTCACTTAAATTCAGTTACTTATGCTTAGTGATATACTGCTAAATTTAACTAAACAATTTTCCCCATCCGGAAGGGCTTTTAGAATTCTGAAAAATAGTATTAAAGAAAAATTTTTTGAAGCTTTAAATGTTAGCGAAGCGACTGCTATACAAGCATCTAAAGATATACTTAATTCTATATTGCCAGATAATGCCAACTTCACCACTGAGGATGCAGCCAATTGGGAGAGGAGGCTTGGTATTATTACAAATGATAGTACATCATTGGATGCCAGGAAGTTGGCTATCAAAAGAAAAATCAATCATCCAGGATACCTGAAAGCAAGACAGCACCCACTATATTTGCAGAAAAGTTTGCAAGATGCTGGGTTTGACTTGTATGTGTTTGAAAATAAGTTCTTTGAAGGCGGTGTCTGGATAACTAAACAACCATCTGAAGTATTTGCCGGTGCTGAATATCTAATAGCTTATCATACACCACAAGTTAGGCATGGAAACATAAGACATGGCTTATATGGATTCCCGAAAGTAGCGAATCATGTTGAAAAACAGAGAGATGATGCATTCGACATTGGAAGTAATTACAGATCTACATTTTTTATTTGTGGTTCAACGTTAGGCCAAATGGCTGTAATTGAGGCTACCAGAGAACTAGAATTTAGACAATTAGTATTAAGATTGAAGCCGGCCCAGACAATAGCATATTATTACATATTATTTGCTGAAAATCTGGTTGTTAATAGCACTTTTGATACAGATTTAACTGGATGGAGTCAGGAGGCTATTGTTAGATGGACTTGGGATGCTGCTGGAAGAGCTAAATATAATGATGCTAATGAAATTATTATTTATCAAAATGTATTAACAATAGGCAAGTCTTACAGGATTATTTTTAATTTAACTGTTGAGAATCCTGATGTAAGTGGTGGTGTGCAAGCGTCTTGTGATGTGCTTGACGGTAATTTTCAATCACCGGATGATAATAACTCAGCTGTATATAATAGTACTCAACTTGTTGATATTATATTAGTTGCAAGTGCTGAGACATTTGGTATCAGGGGCTATTCTAATTCTACTGATATATATTATATAGACAACGTTATTGTTTACGAACTTTAAAAATATTAAAAATGGCTATAAAATTAGAAAATAAAACGAATGTAGTAGCACCCAGTAGTACTTATCCATATGGTGCAATTAAGGATGATACGGGAGCATTCGATGGCACGCCCGTTGATGTCCAGGTTTACGGAGATTTTCATCAATTTTTTGCTAAATTATTAGACGCTTCCGGCGTCATTGCGAATGATTTACCGGATAATTTTGACAACAGTTTTCAATATTTCGAGGCATTATATGCCGTGATCAATGGCACTTGGGCAACTAATGTCAACTTGCCTGACAGTGTTATTAAGATACTTGCTGTTGAGGTGGCAGCAGCTAATTCGCTGTCAGTGTCTTACAAAGAAATAGGTAATAACTGGAGCTATCACATTGATTAGCAGCGGTTTTTCCGCATCAGATAACTTAGTGATAGACCTGTCAGGATTAATGACTAAGAATTTTGTTGACAATGCAAAATTTTCATTAGTTGTTAAAAAAACATATCTTGGAGCTGAAAAGGTCTCAATACCAATATGTTTCACGCATAATAAGACGTTAAACATCATGCCGGATGGCGACTTGCTGTGGGATGCTGATAATTCTTATATTTTTGTTCTTAATATAGTACTTCCGTTAGAATCTTGATATGCAACTCAATATCAATAGCGATGCCTTAGTGAAATTTACGAATAAATTGGAGCGGATCAGAAAAAAATCACTCCCTTATGCTATTCGCAATACGCTCAATTCCATCGCTTTTGATGTTAAGACTAACACGATGCTTGAGCAATCTGAAAAAGATTTTACTAATAGAAATAAAACATTTTTTAAGTCGAAATCCAAGGTACAGAAGGCAATAGGTCTTGATATTGATAAAATGGAATCAGTTGTTGGATTTTATACAGATAAAAAAAATCAGGCAGTAGAAGACCTCGAGCAACAAGAACATGGCGGGAAAATAGGCGGCAGGTCATTTATTCCGCTCCCAACAGCAAGAGTATCAAATAGTAACAAAAAAAATGTCAAAAAACAATACCGGCTTGAAAATATAAATATTTTGCATAAAATTCGTGACAGAAAACACTTCTATTCAGTTATTTACAAGGTTGGACACGGCAAATTTATTTTATATAGAAATGTGTTATATGTCGTGGCTGAAATAAGTGG